CACCATCGCATTAACCTTCGCTAAAGGCTATCTCGAACCATATCGCGAGGCTATCTATGCAGCGTTTGGCAAGAGCCACGTGCTCTCTTATAGGAAGCACTTGTCCACTTCCACTTCAGCAGGTAAATGGGCAACTTGTCGTGTAGAACTTATGAACGAGTCAATGGTCTACGGTCAAGTTGTTCGTGCTGGTAGCGTGATGGATGAGATCTGCGCACCGACTATACTGCCTTACTTTGCGATGTGTCCTAATGAAAGAGTAGCGCATAGGGGCAAGGGTGGTTCGCGCAACGGCGCTTGGTTGTCATCAGTGAGTAGTGGTTCTAACTTCTGCTATGTCATCACCTACGGCTATGCCTACAACAACACCGCGTCCAACGCCTTTGTCGTCCGCCCGTATTTCCTGTTCGCCTAAATCCGACCTCCCTTGTGGAGGTCGGGTGCGAGCCCTTCAAGTAAAATACTAATGTCAAGCGCGGTTTTATGATAAAATTGTAGTGGGGAGCAATTAAGAAAATGTCAGTAATCAAAAACAAACGAAGCTTGTCCGAACTGGAGTTCTTTCACAACGCGATCAAACTTCGTAAAGAGATGACCGACTTGCTGCTTCGAGACTTCGGTGTCAAAGCCAGAAAGAAAGATCCGCAGATATTCCCGAAACGATACTCAATGAGTAAAGAAGATGGGGAGATATTCACGGAGCTTTGCGAGAAGTACAAGATAACGTCGATCATCGAAACGTACCCAGAGTGGCTGATTCGTGAGTTCAGAGAGAGCATACTGCTCAACCTGCGCGGACTCATGGCGAATATCACCGCCGCCAACTCTATCTACCCTGTCACTATGGCAGAGTGGGAGGAACGACGGATACGCCAAGACAGAGCCATCGGTAACTGTGAGATTCTACTGCAAGAGATGACGTACGCGTTGTCGATATTGCCGGTAGATGTCAACAAGTATATGGGATATGTCGATATAATCCAACGTGAGATTGCTCTGCTTAAAGGCTGGCGCAAGTCAGACAATAAGCTCAAAGCTCGGTTACTCAAGAAGAAGTGATTACTGATGGGGTATTTTCCATTTCGCGCAACAACGCTTGGTTGTCATCAGTGAGTAGTGGTTCTAACTTCTGCAATGTCAACAACAACGGCAATGCCAACAACAACAACGCGTCCAACGCCAATGTCGTCCGCCCGATTTCGTGTAGCCGTGCTACGAGTAGGCTCAATGCCGACACGGAATTACAGGAAAGGGGAAAATATCCCTCCGCAAGGTAAACATATATCTTGACGCGACCAGATACGTCTGCTGTCGCTAAAAGCGAGATACAAGCATGAGATACATAGACAAACTGACTGACGCCAACAACCTCGTGGACGCCTTCAGAAAGGCGTCGGCTGGTAGTATCTGGAAGAGTTCGGTGCAAAAATACGAGATGAACTTGCTCAAGAACGTGCGCAAAACACAGCTCGATCTACGAGCCGGCAAGTACAAGCAGGGCGAGTTCCTAGAGTTCGAGCTCAACGAGCGCGGACACAATCGTCGTATCAAAGCACTGGGAATCGCAGACAGAGTAGTTCAGAGAACGCTCTGCGATGAAGTGCTGGTGCCAGAGCTCCAAAAATATCTTGTCTATGATAACGGTGCGTCGCAGAAGGACAAAGGCGTTGACTTCTGCCGACGTCGTCTCGACACTCATCTTCGCAAGTATTACAGGCTCTACGGTAACGAGGGCTATTTTTTACACATTGATTTTCGGAAGTTCTTCGATAATATCCGACACGACAAACTCCTCGAAGCGTTCCAAGAGAAGCTGGATGATGAAGACGTGATGGTTATTTTAAGAGAGATGGTGCACTCTTTTCGGATTGATATTTCGTATTCTGACGAGGACTTACTGAACCAGATTTTCAACTCTATGGAGTACGCCAAAATACCAGCGGAGTTGAAGACCGGCGAGCGATTCATGCAAAAGTCGGTAGGAATTGGATCGCAAGTCTCGCAGGTTGCCGGCGTGTTCTTCCCCACGAAGATTGACACGTACTGCAAGATTGTTAGAAGTTGCAAGTTCTATGGTCGCTATATGGACGACATCTACATTATCCACCACGACAAAGAGTTCTTGCGCAGCGTACTAGACGGAGTGCGAGAGCAGTCCGCCGAGGTTGGTTTGTTTATCAATGAAAAGAAGACGCAGATGTTCAAGCTCTCGCATGGCTTCTCGTTCTTAAAGGTCAAGTACAACCTCACTGATACCGGCAAAATAATCAAGCGCCCAGCTCGCGTCAATATCACGCGCCAGCGCCGGAAGATGAAGAAGTTCCGCAAGCTAGTTGACGAAGGTGCGATGTCTCTGGAAGACGCGAGAAACGAAGTCAAGTCGTGGCTAGGCTCGAACAGCAAACTCAACGCTTATCGAACCTGTCAGAATATCCGACAGCTTTACAGAGATTTATTCAGCGAAGAATTGTCGTAGGAGCCGATACGCCCTTACAATGGTATGTAAGGAGACAAAATGGAAACTACACTATATTTATTCAAAAACAAGTATGAAATCGCAGCCTACGCAGGCGAAATACTAACCAAAAGAGTCGGCGATGTTATTGTCGAAACAATCAAAGATCCAACCGAAGCACAGTTGAGAGACTATGGGTACAAGGATTTAATCGACACAGGTCGTCCTGAACCAAAGGAAGGCTATGCCATCGAGGTTTACTACGAGCTCGACTTGGACGAGAACGTCATCAAACAGTGCTACGAGTATGTAAAAGAAAAGTCAGCCAAATAACCAAGAAAGGTGGTCCAGATGACGCTTCAAGAACTTATCAACGCTGTTATACTCAAGGCTACTGGCAAGCCCACTATCCTTGCAAGTAATAACACAAAGTGGGAGAAAGTGCGTGGCATTGCGAACTTCTACCAGCAAGCTTGGGCGCACGAACCCGGTCAACACTGGCGTTCACTTTACAATTTAGAATCGCTCGGTACTATCACGAGTGATAACAGCATGTATCAGATACCATACTATGTAGATGAAGTGTCAACGGCTTTCGGCGACAATATCTATGTGTGGACAACAGACGGCAAGAGGGTAGAGTTCGAGCTGGTCGACCATGACGACTTTGAACAACACCTAACTGGTAACTACTGCACCATCATCGGTCACGAAGAGGCTGATGGTGAGTTTGTCGTGTTCAACCGCAGTTTTGCAGAAGGTGATCCGTGCTATGGTGGCGAACTATTCGTTCCAGTATATTACAAGCTGGGAGACCTAGTAAACGCAGACGATGTAGTGTTTGTTGACGATCCATACTGGCTCGTTACAATGTGCGCTGCTGAATATATCCGCAACGATATTGTGAAGCAGAATCAGTACGGCAACCTCATCGCCGAAGCCAACAACCTCATGAACGGTATGATTCGCAGAAACAGAGCTGGGCAAGTACGCCACATCAGAGGCAGTTTTCACAACGGAGGTGGCTTGAATTATGATTAACCCGCCAAAAGCTACCAAAGCACCGGATATTAAACGCAAGTCTGTGCTGGACTGGTCTGTCGGTACTGTCACCGATTATGACTCACGCAGGATTGTAGAAGACGCTCTCAAGTCTTCTGTCAACATGGTGTTGGAGCAAAACGGCGTTATCAGACCTCGTCCTTCCTTGAAGGAGTTCAATCCTCAACCTCTGGGCGAAATTATCGGCGAGTTGTTCGAGTGCAAAGTAGTGTCCGGAGCGACAACTACTTTTTATCTTGTATCAATGCAGATTGTAAGTGGCAACGCCTACGTCTGCTATTGTAAGGGCGAAGATCTTGCGTGGACGAAAATCACCACCAAGACCTACACCAAGACAGCGCCAGCGCATTTTGTACAGATCGGGAACAAAGTTCTTGTCATGAACGGTGCGGATCCGTTGTCGTATGTTGACTTGTCCAACTGGTCGATAACTTCATTTACAAAGCTTGACGATCCGACAGCGCCAACAGCTACGGCAACAGGGCTTCCCGGCTCTGGTTTCGTGGTTTACTATGCCATCACAGCCAACTCTTCCGTGGGCGAAACTGCTGCCAGCCCTACTGATTCAGTCACAATCGGCACAGATAGATCGGAGTGGGATTCTGCCACTCAATACGTGGACTTGAGCTGGAGCGCAGTCACAGACGCCGTCGGCTACAACGTGTATATGGGAACAAACACAGACGGTGAAGGCAACCCTATCTTGTACTTAATCAAGGCAAACATTGATCCATCAATCACTTCATTTAAGGACGATGGCTCCTACGCTTCGGATATTTATAGAATAGCTCCTACCGTCAATTCAACCGCTGGACCAAAGACAACACGTGGCACGGTAGTCAATGGGCGCGTGTGGATGGTAGGCGATACCGACAATCCATATTACGTGTGGCACGGTGGCGACTACGGTCACGAGATCGACTTCTCACCGGACGGATACGGTGGCGGCTACACTGTCGTCGCTTCCGGTACAAAGGAAGTGCCGATTGCCGTCATGCCATTTCGTAGAGGTCAGGGTGACTCAACCGTCGTGGTCTTGACTCAAGGCTCCAACGGTTCAGGTCGCAGGTTTCAGATTGGCTATTCAACGTTTGAATATGGCAACGAACAACAGGTAGTGTGGTCTCCAACAGAGGATTCCGGCAGAGACGGTACGGACAGCCCAGACGCAGTCGTAGTGTACAATAACTCTCTGTTTTATCCGTCAAGAGACGGTTTCAAGACAACTGGTACTATGCCATCGCTCCAGAATATCCTATCCACCAGAACAGTGTCAGCCACAATTCGCGATCAGGTCGCGCTACTTAAAAGCTCGGCTATGGGCAAAGCAGTGGGCTTGGTTTATGAGAACAGGATCTACTGGTCGCTTCCGGTAGGTTCAACCGATAACAACAGGGTGTGGGTATATTATCCGGAGCAGAAGGGCGCATGGATGACGAGCTGGTACTTGAACGTCAAATGGATGACGCTCTACAACGACAACTCCGGCAACACTCACTTCTTGTTATATTGCGCAGACGGCAAGCTTTACGAGCTAGATCGCGCAGCAGCAACGGCAGACGGTGGCGAGCCGTTTGAAACTGATATGACCTCTGGTATGGTGCAGTTCTCGAAAGATGGGCGCGACTGGTCTCGCCTGATTCAGATTGTCTTCACGCTACTACGACCAAAAGGCGAGATCAACATTGAAGTTACAGCCATGACCGAAGATGGCGAGATGAAATACAAACAAACAGTCAACCCTGCTGAAGGTTACAGAGCGATTGGTTGGAGCCAAGTGGTGCAAACTTCACCACGCCTTACTGGTTGGAGCAGACTCACAGAGAGCCCAGAAGATACACCGCAAGAATATGTCGATGTGTACATTGAGATTGACGAAGATGTCCAGTGGTTCATGTATAACGTACACACGAGCAAAAAGGGTGTCGATTACAAAATGTCTTCGGTTGTCGCGGAGCATGTACCGATAGGGATTAAAGATTTAAGTTGACAAGAAAGGAGTTATAACAATGTCAGCAGGAATAACGGACAAATTCACAAAAGCTAGTAGCATGAACGGAGACTATCCGAGAGTTGCCACTGTCACGGCGGCAAGGCAAGCTGGGGCTTCGGTCCTACAATGTGATGACTTGTCTAGTTGGGCGACAGACACAGCGGTCCATTTCTCGACCTACAAAGTCAATGCAGATGGCACGATTGATTCTACCACGCAGACCGACTGGAAAGGTATCGTGTCTGGCAACAGTATCACTGACCTTACCAGAATTGCTGGTGCGGCAGATTCCGGCAACACGTCCAACGATAGAGTAGAGCTCAACCCTACAATCGGTTGGCTTAACGATTTAGTCACTGGGCTTTTGGTTTCGCTTAACCAAGACGGTACAATCAAGTCTTCAGCGTTGCCTACAATACCAGATATTACATTGACAACCACGGATCCGGGCGAAGGCGCAGCACTTGCAGCCGATCATTATGTGGCAGTATATGAAGCATAAAGGAGGATAGATATGCCAACAGTATATTCAGACGCACACTGGACTGGTAGCTACACATACACAAGAGTACGTGTAGATTATTCTGGCACATCAGCTACCGCTATCCTCTTATACACTAGGACGAATACATACAGTGGAGCAACTGGGGCTGGGACACCTGCTGGATTCAACTTCGGTGGTGGCTGGGCTAACATGTCCGGCGTTACGTTCTACGGTCAGCAGACCGACGCAGAGATCTGTCGTTGTAGCTTCTCAATCTCGATGAGCGGCGGAACATATAGCGGCAATACAGACGGGCAAGATGGCTATCTAGGGTTCAGTGGATCCGTGTCGATTCCGGCGCAGTATAGCCCACCTACCGGCTTATCAGTGAGTATCGCCGAAAAGTACCCAACTGGCGCGAAGTTCAATGTGTCCGTGAGTAGCTATGGCAATCCATCAAGCGCAAGTGGACGATATATCGAAGCTGCTATTCTCAACCAAAATACGTACGGCGCAACTTATAGATTCGCTACGGCTTCCAACACATCATCGTCAGCTATTACGGTCAACAATAATTCCTCTGGCGGTACGCTTACTGTCCAGCCAAACAAAGAGTATTACTACGGCGCATACGCCTCGAACACACAGAGAAACACATCGAAAGTTCAAGGCACGTTCGTCACGCTGGCAGAAGCCCCAACCTTATCTGTAAACACTCTGGGCGAGACAGATGTTGTCATGAATTACTCGACAACCGCAGACGGCAACAAGTACACCAAGAGCGTACAATACAGCCTAGACAATGGCTCTACATGGACGACAGGTGCGACAGTAAGCACCGGCTCGGCTTCGAGTGGTACGTTCACAATAAGCGGTCTCACAGATGATACAACGTACACGCTGAAGTGTAGAGTGTCTACAACCGCTGGCAACACCAACGGAACCGACGTCACATTTACTACACTTGAGTCGCACAAACTGTACGGCTCCGTGGCTGGTAAGACCAAGAAGATCGTCAAGTTGTATGGATCCGTAGCCGGCAAGACAAAAGAGATAACGAAGTTGTATGCGTCAGTAGGTGGACAAACGAAGCGCATATTCTAGTTTAAGGCTTTAAGTTGGAATATAGTTGTGGTATAATAAAGGTGTTATGGTAGCTTTCAGTGCGGACGGTAAATAACCACCGCAAAGAACGCACAAAAAATCCCCCAGAGTGGGGGATTTTTTGTTCTAGGTGGTATCCTAGGCGCTTGCGTCAGCTTTGAGGATAGCAACAGATTTGTTGGTACCGTTAGCGTCCACAATCCAAGAACCCGGACGGAAGAGACCACGAAGGACTGGACCGTCAGCACCAGCAGTGACAGCGGCTTTGCCAGTGAGAACGAAGGTCTTGTAAAGCTTGCGGCAGTCTTTAACAATCCTTTTATCCCACAACACAGCCTTGATGTCGCTTGCAGTGGCGAAGGTTACTTGCTGATATGGAGCAGAGCCGCTGGTTGCAGAGATGGTGCAGAATAACTCATCTGGCAATACAACTACGTCAATGCCTTTGTATTTACCGATTACGCCGGTTGAAATGATAGAATCATTTTTGTTTGGCGCAAGGATGGTAAATAGTTTGCTATCAAGTAACGGTTCGACAGAAGCAGGGATAAACAAAGCTTGCGTCTTGCTGTAAGAACGGTTGTTCTTGAGTGTAGCAATCATGCTATCAATGCCAGCCATAACGTTGCTTGCGTCGTAGGTCACGACGTTCGCACCACCATAGGCGGTAGCAGCAGCAATGGCGGTAGCCATGCGGAGCTTATCCATAAATGGTGCATAGCGTTCGCGGATACCAATGTTTAGGATCTCGCCAGCTTCAGACAACGCACCAGCGGTGTCATCGACAGATACGCTAGGAATAACTTTGTTGATTTGATAGAACAAAGTCACGTCTTTGCGTACAATGCCAGAAGACACTGCGTCTGGATCGCTGAAGAGTGGTCCAGTGTGAGCTGACATGAAGTCAGAGGTGTCAAGTGTACGGAAGTATACAGAAGCAACACCGCCGTCCTCTTTGAAGGACTCTTCACGGGTTACATAAGGCTCGGTGAGAGAAGCTTCCGAGAAAGCTTGATCGAGCTCTTTTTTATATTTGGTCGCGTAATCAATGTTACGAGAATCAGTAGCCATAGTTTTCTCCTTTCTTAAATAATCTTGAACTACTTAATGCGAGAAAACTTAATAACTGGGTTTTAGTAGTTGCCCTTCTTAAAGCCCTTGAGAAATGGGTTGTCGTCATCACTTTCGGTCACGCCGGAGCTACTGGATCCAACCACGTCGGCGGAGTCCATCATCTTTTCGGCGGCTTTACGTCCAGCAATTTTGCCGTTCGCTTCTGCTCTTTCCACGGCGGCTGCCGCTAGAGCATAGACCTTATAGATTGAACCACGACTGCCAATTATCTCCCCGGACTCGTCCTTGATGAGCATGCTTTCTACGATAGCGTCAGCTTGCGCAGCTAACTCTTTATCGTACTTGTCAGACTCACTATCGAACATCGGGAAGTCTTTGACTGCTTGGGTGGCTTCATCTCTGATCTTCAAGCGATTATCAACTATGTTGTCGGTGTACTCGTCCATCTGCCTCTGCCTCGCTTCGAGCTCACGTTCAGCCTCGATTCGTGCAAGTTTGGCTTCGGTGCGAGTGTAGTAGTCGTTCGTCTCCGGGTTGATTTGCTCCATCAGCGCTTCGACTGTTGGAAGGTCAGATTGACTTTTCATCTGATACTTTTGCCTATTCAGCTCTGCAATCTCTTTCCGGAGGGCGTTACGTTCCGCAACCTTATCCCTTATCTCATTATTAAGTTGCTGTTTTCGCGTTTCAGCATTTTTCGGTGAAGCGTCTTCGGCTTTGTCTTCAGGGGCTTTTGTTTCGGCTTCGTCCTCGGTTTTATCCTCGGTCTTGCCATCTTCTTCTGCCTCTTTGGGCTCTTCCTCCGACAAGCTCTCTCCGTCAAGAGAGATAACTCCATCGTCGTTTGATTCTACGGTTGGTGATTCCGTGGTGGCGGTTTCGATTTCCGCCGGTGCTTTTACACCATCGTCGGCTTCTTCTGCCATTTTCATCTCCTTTAACTTTTTACGACTGTTAGGCGTCGATTCCTTCGAGGCGAGATAGCCTCTGTTATGTCTCCCGTGGGAAGCTAGGAGACATAACAGAACCTACCTTGTCACTTCAGTTTCTTTTCGTCGTACATCTTCGCCTTTCCTTCGAGGAAGTTTAGATCGCGTTTCAGGATAGAGCAGACTTCTTGATTGACTTTGACTTGGCGCATGAACTTTTCCGGATCGTCAGTTTCCGTGATTGAGTTGACCTTTTCTCTGGATTCGATAGCTTCTTTTAAGTGAGCAATCACAATGGTAGTCAATGGGCGTTCACGCTCGAAGGACTCCTTCTCTTGCTGGGCTTTTATCTGTTGCGCTGAAGTTTGTTTGATTAAACGTTCAGTGCTGGTTTCGTAGAAATTATCTTCCATTGCTCATCAACCTTTCTAATTGACTTACTACTTGTTCTGGCGGTACGCCATGTTGGACCGCTTCGATGGCTTGCGCGATTGTTTTGTCTGGGATACCGTGTGCGCGAAGAACTTGCACTGCGTTTTGAACTGCTGGATCAGCTTGCGGTTCCGGCGCTGGCGCTGGAGTTGGAGCTGGAACCGGTGCGGTTTCTGTCTCTGGCTGGGAGATAGGAGCTGGATTTTGTCCGATAGGTTCGCTCGTATCAGGGGTAGTGTTTTCTGTTTCTTGTCCGATAGACATGTCAGTTTCTCCTTGCATAGGTTCCATTGCTTCGGCTTCCTCGAATTGTTCGAGGTCAACGATTAAGTCTTCTGGATCTTCCACGCCACTATTATTAACAACCTTATTCCAGCAAGCAGCGAGCCTTGAAGTAGGAACAATTTTTGATAAGACAGGGTTGGACGCCATATCAAGTAGGAGCTGCAACGCTTCGAGCTGTTCTGATTGTCCATTGAGTTTAGAGGTGGACGCGTCAACACGGAAGCGAAGAGCTGGTGTTGCCTCGGAGTAGTTGATTTTAATCTTATTGTCTTTGCTCACGAAGCCCGGTTCAAGACTGCCTTCTCTCTCTAGCTTGCGTAGTTTATCAGCGGTCTTTTGGTCGAGCTGCAATACTTCCACGCCCTCATGTTCTGCGAAGTAGACGTTGATTGCGGTCTCTGCCCAGTTCTCGAAGAACGCTTCAAAGTTCTTGCGGACGTGATTGTCATCAACAGTCATGATTTCTTTTTGCTGCTTCAACGCGGTTGGAGTTTTACCAAAGCCCGGATTGCCTACTTCTGCGCTAACAGTGGTGTCACCACCAGAGTTGAACAGAGCATAGAGCTGGGTTTTGTTCATCGCATAGATGTCTGGGTAGTTCTGGATTGCGGAGGTATCAACACGCAGTGGCTCGATTCTATTCTTTGGATCATCGCCCATCTCAATAATGCCGTTGGCTTCATACAACGCTTGCGTGGTGTCTACGTTACCCCACACGCAGACCGGAGGAGCGAGTCCGAGTGCACGGTTGAACTTATAAGCACGCATGTCAGCGTCAATCATATTCTGCATACCGCCGACAATCTCTACAATAGAGCGTCCGAACGGATTGGAACAGTCGACGTCAGAGTAGTAGTAGTCAACCGGAGGTAGACCGCGCGGATCTTTGTTCTTCTTCTTACGAACAACAATTCCTTCGCCACCGTCACTTCCACAGCAAGCGGTGAAGAACATGGCGCCGAGCCCCTTCTGGAAGCCCATCACAACTTCTATTCCAGAAGCGTCGACGCCAGCCTTCTCTTCGGAGCGTGTCTTTGCTTGGTCGTCTTTAGCAGTGATGTTTGATTTCGCTTTCTCAAGGGCTTTAATATCCCAAGTAGAAGTGTATTCTTCGCCATTTTTCTTTGCCTCTTTAGCGCGTAGCTTGTCGGCTTCGATAATACGATCAATGGTTTCAGGTTGCCACCAAGAGCGCATGAAGAAGTAGTCGCAACCATAGAAGGATTTTTTGCCCGGCTGGAAGAATATGTCGCCCCAGTAAACGAGCGAAGCGTCAGTGGTGAACTCCTGCCCATGACGCAAGAACGGGGTGTAGACAGCTTGACCGCCAACAGTGAGACCAGTTTCGAGCATAGACCAGAACTTCTGGATCAAGTCGTAGTCGTCATTGGCGTAAGGGATAATCTTGTTTAAGAGTATGAACTCTGCGACGATAGGTAGCCAGTCGTTGTCATCATCAGATGTGACAACACCGGTAGGAAGCTGTTGGATAACACGCTTTGGAGTCTTGCGAATTAGAGAGGCGGTTGTGCCGTCAGATACTTTGGCGTATTCCGGAGGAGTGTTTGGCTCTGTCTCGTTCCGAGCAATACGAGTGAACTCATCAAAAGGTTTAGTCCATTGTTCGGTCCACCTGACCGCTTCTTTGTACTTTTTCCAGAAATTTTTTTCGTTTAGAATTTGGTTCACGGATTGAGACTACTTCCTGCCAGCTTCTCGTCTTTAGAGTAAACCAAGCTTACCACCATTATATTTGCCACTAGACACCACTGTCAAAAATTGTGAACTTTTTTATTGCATATCTTGTGCCGCGTTTTGCGGTAGATGGGGTACGTCTGATTTGAAACTCTGCCTCGATAAGTACGCCGGACTTATACAGACGCTCTTCTTCATCGGCGAATCTGATATACTCTTCGTCTTGGTCGGCGCGACTACTGACCTCGATGTTTTCTTCGGTGTGTATCTTACGTGGAGAGACAAAAGAACCAGCGACGATATTCTCGGTTGTCTCGACAACGGTGTTGCCTTTAACCTCTGCGACAGACCTTTTGCCGTATTTGATTTGATTTTCTTCCATATTACCTCCTTAAAATATCTTGCTTAATGTACCGTTATTTTGGCGCACTCGCACACGATTGACCGTTGGTGCAACTTCTGTCTGGTATAATTGCCACGCAATCGCCAGCGACATTACCGCGTCATCGTGACAATTTGGCGCGGCTTCAGCTCGTCCTTTCTTCGTGATGATAAACTTGCCAAGCTCATTGATAGTGGTCTTGTCATAAACTTTGATGAGGTTATTATCAATCGCTTGTTTTAGATCTCCCAGCATTTGTGGGCGCGTTTGAAGATTTGTATCCCAGCCGAGCACATCAGTCAGGACTTCGCCGTCAACAGTACCGATTTTGCGCCTTTGATAGATTCGATAGTGTCCGTTGCGATTTAGAGTCTGGAGTTGCGACAATGCAGATATACCGCCCATCTGACGCTCGAAAGCGACAACCGGTTCAATGCCGGTGCGAGCGTAGATCCACTCCAGCGCTTCGTGTATCAGAGGTGTCATTTCGGCAGCAACACAGTTCTTCTCGAACACGAGGGGCACGTCAATCTTTGTTTTAGACAAGAACTGACCGTAGTTTGCGTCAATGCCACCTTGTGCGCAGTCAACCGCAATTATGAAGAACTCGCCCCTCTCTATCTCTCTATAAAGCCGAAACATACTCTGACTCCTTTATTGGTTCTTTAATACCGGTGTTGTATCTTACGATAGCGTCGTTGCTGAAGTATGGATCGCCGCCTAGCAAGAACGCCTCTGTATCAGTGGTCGGGTATTCACGCATGCGCTCTTTGTCTTCAAGACCGTTAGTCTTTTTGAAGTGCCAGTAGGCTTGGTTCTTGGTGATGTTTGGTATCTGCTGATAGTATTCTGGCATTACCCAGTCAGTCGGAGCTTCCTCTTGGTAGGCGCCGAATAAGTGCCACGCTAGGAAGCGAGACTTGAACTGCGAGCGTCCATCTTTGCCGGCTTGGTATTCTTCAGCGAAAAAGTTGTCGGCGACATTGCCGGTAGTCTCGCGGAAGATTTTCCCAACGCCGCTTGAGACCTGCTCTTCTGCACCGATGACGAGGTTGTTGGCGTTTAATATCTCGGTGTTATTATAGAAGGCGACCTCGGACCAGTGGATGTTCTGACGTGTACCACCACGACCAGATACCTTTGCGCCAGCAGTTAGGCAGTCGTAGATCGAGCCGTTCTGACCTTCAATGATAGTACCGCCCACGTCTTTTTTGAGAAACTTTGCGCGAAGCATTGGAAGGATTTTGCGGTCTGCCGGATTTTCATAGTGGAGTTGACCGCCGCTATAAGCGATGAGCAAGTAGCTGTCGATGAACTGATTCACGCGCTTGAATAGTTCTTCGGTGTCTTTTTGCTTGTAAGAATAGACAGAAGCGTTGGATAAGTTAGCAACGCCGATTTCGCCCAGAATAAAGTCGACGCAGAAGATCGCGTCAATCAGGGAAGAGAATCCGAACCGGCGCGATTTGAGTATATTCTCTCTGATTGGTGCCAGCTTCTTGCCGTACTCTTTAAGTATCAAGTCGTAGTAGTAGCTCTGGACGTCGTTCAATTTCATTGGCACTACCTCACCAGTGGTGGTTGTGATGGTGAAGTATTTCTCAATGAACCCTTTGTAGTCAACTATTTTACCCATCGGATACCTCCCCATCCATTACGAACTCGCCGCCGAACCGTGCCGAGTCTATGTTGAAGTTGAAGTTGAGGTTGTTCTCGGTCTTCTCTTTAGGTAGCAGAAGCTTCAGTGCGCGATCACTGCCTTTGAGACGGATGTCAATGTCGGCGTCGTCTAGCGCGTCACCGATTGGCTTCAAGGCTCGGTCTAGCGTGATGTTGTGCTTCTGGAGTTCTTTCTCTAGGGCGTTTTGGACTTTTGGGGATTTTAGTTTCTTGGAAGCGATAGCAGAAGCGCGTCTTGGATTCTTCGTTTTGTAGGCTTTGAGAGCTGCCTTTGTGCCGTTGCCACCATTTCTAGCATAAGTCTTGACTAGCTTCTTTTCTTTTTCAGTCAATTTTTTCATTTCTCCTCCTCTGATTTTATTGTTTCATCGCTTCTCAAGTCCACCCCTGTACCCTTGACGAAGTGAGTGATGTCGTACCTATTAGCGTATTTGTACACGTCATAGATGTTTGTCAGATTCCGGCGCAGCAACTCTTGTCTGAATAGTCGCCAGCTTTTCGTGTAGTGTCCGTGCGGAGCACCCCATCTATGAAAGACGGCTGTGCAAAACGGAGTTATAACTGTGATGTGGTATTTACTACTGAAGACTATGCTCCCCCACGCGAACTTGCGCTCTGTGATTAGCCCAGATTCAAAGCGCCCCACCATCTCATTACCTCATAATGCGCACAAGTTTAAGTTTACTCAAGTATTCGGCACGCTCCCTTTCTACCATATAAGGTGCCGAGTCAGGTGTGATTCTGCGACCTATTTCCATGTCATAATAACGCTCGATACATTTTACTTTTGTGTCTGGCTTCGGTGGTTTGTACTTGCTCGGCGCGTCAACCAGCATGTCTGCCCAGCCGTCCTTTGGTGGAGTGTATTTGAAGTCGGCTCGTGGCTCGAACATTTTCTTGGCAATTTCGGCAACATTGCTCATGTCGTACTCGCACTGTAAGTGTGCGCCATCTGGTATGTTCAACTCCTTAATCACGCTCAACGGGGTGTGGACTACACCGGTGTTATACACCAGAGCTTCGTTGATTGAGTAGCCGTAGCTTTCCATGTCGTTTGATAATTGGACGAGCCAGTCAGCCTCGGCGATAAAGTCGCGCACGTCAATCCTCGGATCCACAATGAACATGTTCGGGATGTCCGATTTAATCATCGCGCCTCTATTAGAGAACACTAGCCAGATATACTTCTTGTCGTTGTCTGCCGCATATTTTGCGACGGCTTCTGCCAGCTTCGTGATTCGTTCACCGCCCTTCACCTTGTCATCGAAGCGCCCAGCAGATATAATCTTGACAACCTTCTGTGGTTTCTCTGGCGTCAATGGGTTATAGCAGAGCTCGGACTTCACCTTCTTGCCCATAGACTTTGCGTATCTTTCAATCTCTTTGCAGGCGAACTTCGACACTCCGATCCAGCGAGTCAACTTTTTGTGATTGACCGGTGGTATTTGGTCGATGTTCTGATAGATCGCATGCGTGATAAAGATATGCTCGTCGGCTGTGATTTGGTCTATTGCTTCAAGGTTGAAGTTATAGAACGCTCGCTTGGCGACATACTTGTCGTTCTTGTCTCGCTTGATACATCTCACGAGCTTTTTTAAGCGCACCAACTGTTCGATGTCTGCGTCGTCATAAAGCACGGCAATATCTTTTTTGTGATACTTTTTCGCTATCTCATATAGGAACTGCTCTGTACCTCCGATGTGTGATATTTTCCGGAAGTAGAAGAGGTTCGCGTGAGTATGTGTTGTCATAGTCCAACTTCCTTTCTTAAACTTGAATATGATTTTTTATATTCCAACTTCATCTCATCTCTCCAGATCCGCAAGAATAATTTGCTTGTTGAATAAATTGATTGCAAAGTATGCAGCCTTGAAGGTAGGCGAGTTGCCGACCTCGCCGGTCTGCGCGTTGTAGAATCGGGTTCGTCTTGACGGTATGAGAAGCTGGAGTTGCAGATCCTCTCTCTCTCTCTCTTAATGAGACATTGATGACGGAGTCGCTCAAGATATTGACTGGAAGCAATAAAGCGAACGGCTTGCCGAGATCGAGACATCTCTCCCAGTATCTCCGCTTGTTAGTGTATGGCGGATTAGATATGATTACATCCCACCGCTCCGGCTCATAATTGAAAAAGTCTTGCCCGTAGTCAATGTGAGAATAAACCACATTGAATCCATTATTAGACAAGACTTTGACAAACTGGCTGTCCTCTCTGTCGAAAGGAAGCCAGATGATTTTGCCTTTTAAGTGTTGAATATAAGGCAACAACAACTCTACTGTCTTTGCTGGCGTGTACTGTTCGTCTCCGCCACCGTTGGTATAGTAGACTTGGTTATTCACCGTTCACCCCTTTTATTGCGGAGAACATGCTCCTCTGGATGTCTTCTTGAATCTTTTCGGCTATCCATTGGAAGTCGTGATAGTGCTCTTTGAGTTCATGTGGAGTTATCCCTTCGTTGCGTAGATGATAGGCGAACTCTACGAGCTCCTTATCATATCCGCAGATTGTCATGTCGTCTAGCTCCTCGAACCAGTCAATCAAGATATTCGGGAATCGCTCCAGAGTCCTCCGGTGATAAGCCATCACGTGTTCGCGCCAGTGTCCACCACCGGAACCATCCACGAGATATAGACAGCCGTCGTCTTCGAGCTGAAATATATCACCAGTGTTAAAGGTCGGAAGGTCTTTCAATAGCTTGTATCTTTTCATCTCGCTGGTCCTCTCCTAGACTTTCGTCCGCCTTTAGCGCCAGCAATACGTGCTAGTTCTGGGTTGGAAGCGAAGCCTCCAGTGTGACCGTTGCGCCCCCCCTTCGCGCCTATTCTCGCGTAGAAGCCCTCACCGTGACGCAATTTGTTTGTTGCCGCAGCTTTTCTGCCGCCCTCTTTCGTGCCTGCCATTACTTGCTCCCCCCTTCGTCTGGATGTAGCATGAACTCCGGCTCGGCGATCATGTCGTCATCAGTTTTAATGCCACGCAATTTTTGATAAGCGTCGAAGATTGACTTCATTGCGTCAATCGCTTTGTTGAAGTCAGCTTTAGTTTCAATCTCTCTTACGAAGTCCGCAAGGACACTGAACTTTGCGTCTGCCGGTTCCTCTTCATAGAACAGCGGAGTCGCCTTTTTCTTTTTGAATAAACCTTTGCACATTTTTACCTCCTTTGATTTTTTCTAGTGCTTGTTCTGCTTCTTCTTTGGTGGGGTATTCGCCCAGAACTTCCCACACGCCTGCTGATTTTAATCTTTCGGGGAACCAGCGCCCACTATAATCAATTACTCTATATTCGCCTTCCACTCCTCCTCGCTCCTAAATAACCATCAATAATTCTCTTTGCCTCGTCGAATCCAACAGCGAACTCTGCAACGTATCCTTTGCGGCTCAATGCTTCGAGAACTTTGTGTTGCTCCTCTATATGCGGAGAAGCCCACTCGCCGTTCTTCTTCTTGATCCTCGTGCCATCTTTCTTGAGTTCAAGGAATAGACCGTGCGACCACGTGTCGCAACCCATCACTCCTTCCGGTGGTACAAAGTTCACTCTTGGCTCGGCGATAAACATATCAGGATATGCCCTCTGCCCACCGTTTAATCGTTTTTGCCGGACTGCTTGCCCCATCGTGAGCTTGACTCCACTGCCAAAGTCGGAGTGGAAGATCACATCGGGGTATTGTAGTCTTAAATAATCTGCGACTTGTTGCTGTATGACCGCTTCTTTCATGCCAACTCTCCCACCTGTGATGTTGCCTCGAACGCGCACGTCTGGCGCGCTGCTTCGTTTAAGGCGAGAGCCTCGCCGACGGTCATGTGTTCAAAGTCGAATCTAGTATTGTCCACGGCGAGCCTCCTCTCTTTCTTCGTATTCTTCGCGTGCGTCTCGGTTCCACTCGATAATGAGTTGGTCTGCTTCCGGAACGAGCATGTCTTCGATGAAGCTTTGGAGATCTGCGATTGCTGCTTCAATCTCCGTGTCGTCCATCTTCACATCGTTGCCTTCAATGAAACCGTCAAGGAGCCTTTCAGCAAAACCTTCAATGACGCTCGTTGAATTATCGTAGCCACACTCGATGGCGTATTCAGCCAGCTTTTCTGCGAGAGTGGCAGTTCTTCTACTTCTCATTTCCAAACCCCTTTCCTTGATCCAGCTTGTCGCCGTATCCATTATTGATTAGATATTCTCGCAACTCTGCCGCGTTAGTCAGCACCCACTCGATACCGTCTCGCAACGTCTTGCGCGATAGATAAGCAACTGCTACTGTGATGTAGCCATCGTCTTTACGCTGCAAGTGTTGATTGCAACAGTGATACTCGAATCGCTTGATGTTTGGATAGAGTATCTGGTAGCACTCGTGCTGGCGTGAGTTTAGATACTCACTAGCCGGAGTCCTGCCGGTCTTGTAGTCAATCGCCACATCGCCGTCTAGTACGTCCAGCACACCGGACAAGTAGCACCAGTCGTTTATCTTTCGCACCTTCTTGGTGTTGAGCTCGAACTGCGGAGAGACGAGCTTGCGCCCACCGAACCGGCGAGGAAGACAGCCAGTACGCCGTGATTCTTTTTCCCACGCTGCGTGCTTCTTCTTGCCGTATTCCATCGCTTCGGTAGGTTCAATTTCTGTGCCAACATAGGGAGCGATTGCTCTGTCGAAGTCTCCCTTCGCCCAGCTATTCAATATCGAATAGCTCACGCGGATTGGTCCATATCCATCATTAGCCATTTTGTACCTCACTTATTCTGATTGTCTTTCTGCGGTGAATCTCCGCGATACCTTTCGGCAACTTGCGGTTCTTCGCTTTGTACTCCTCGATAGCTTTCGAGTCCAAGCTCCACACGGTCTTCTTCGACCAGAACTTGTTGCGGTGATACGTGATCTCGCCAGTGTCTCTGAACTTTGCACCGGAGGCGGAATAGTTGATCTTGATCTTCTCGCCTTTTAAGCCGGTGAAGTTCGGGTTGAACTCCAGCGCTTGACGTTCGATTTCACCTTTTAAGTATTCAACAGCGCCGTCTAGTTCGCGCTGCATTTCGAGAAGCTTGACGAGAGCTTCTTCAGCCTTCGGGTTGAAGATAATGTTCTCGCCATCTTTCTCAAGCTTCAGAATCTCTGCCGAGTTGATTTTGACAATCATGTCTCCACCTTTACTCATTGTCTGCTCCTAGTTCATCCGCCAGCTTGTCGGCGTCTTCTGCAATTTCTGCTTCTTGAGCTTCGGACAACTCCGGCTTACGCGTTGGGTTGTCTTCATACTCACCGTCGACAGTCTGGTCTTCGGCGATAGCTTTCTGAAGTTGCGTGTTAAGTGGACCGAACTTGCTGATTAAAAGTTTGAGCACGGTTTTCTTTGCCATTGAATCGAAGTCATCAGCCCAGAGTCCGGAGTTATACTTGGCGAAGTTCTTGGAATACTTCTTGGCGTGCGCGTTCAATTCGTCTACGGTCATGTAGAGTGATTTCTCGAAGCCGTTCAGCAACCGGAAGTATGCAACATACCCGACAGCTTTGGCTTTCTCGCGCTCCGCTTCGTTCTCGATCCAGTTGAACTCAATCTCACCACTCAAGCGGTTGAACCCTACAATCTCACCTTCCTTTACTTCTGAAGCGTTGATTGTCTTGTAGAATCCGGAACGCTGTGCAAGTTGGATGAAGCCTTTGTAGCCCATCTGGAACTGGCAGACCTCGCCGTCTTTGTTCTTGTATGGTATCAAGTAGGCGAAGCCGAGGTTCTGGTTTATCGGTAGATCCATTGACGCTGCAATGAGCGCCGCTGAAACTACGCTCTCTGGCTTGCAGTTGTTCAACATTTTGTTAGCGTTAGCAGCAGCCACGAGACTTGTCACGAACTGTGACGAGCGTTTGCCGAGCAAGTCGTTCAATCTTTTGGACACAGCGTCTTGTCGTACATACGCAGCGATTGATAGTTGATTATTTGCCATATACCTCCTCACGCTTGAACAAGCCATTTGCGAAGAGGATCGCGCCAAGCACGACCAGCGCGGTGATTTGAAGTG